CAGCAATATCAGCAAAAAAGACAGCTTGTAATACAGCAATAGTAACAATAGCAAGAACTTATGACAATAGAATATACGTAATAGATTTGTTTAGAGAAAAAGGTGTATCTCCGAATAAGTTACTTACGGAGATATTTAGAATACATAGAAAATACAAACCTATGTTTATAGCAGTAGAGTCAGTGGCTTATCAAGAGTCTATAGGAATGAATTTAAAAGACAAGATGAAGGAAGATAACTATTTCTTTTCTATTAAATCTGATTCACCAACTGGTGATGACTCTAAAGACAGTAGAATACGTGCAATGCAACCAAGATTTGAGGCAATGGGCGTATGGATTAAACAGTGGATGTCAGGATTGGAAACAGAGTTATTAGAATATCAGGGTGTTAAAGAGAGTCCTTATGTTGATGCTATTGATGCACTTTCTGGTGCTATACGTTTATCAAGTTGTCCGCAACCACCACAAGAATTGGTTAAAACGGAAGAGACTATGGCGGACATATTAGCACAATTAAGAAAGGCAAGAGGATTTAACTTACCGTTTGAAAAACAGTATGCAGCAATGAGTGCACCGAGAGAGAAAACATAGTCAATTTCAAATTTTGAATTTTATAATGTAATAGTAGGAGGAACATGTTATGAAAAAGTCTAGTTCATTAGGAACATTTAATAATTCAGGTCTAGTTTATGATAATCACTGTGGTTTATCAACAGCAGTATTTTTTGCAAGTGCTGATGCTACAGAGTTTATTCTTTGGGATAATAAAGAAGTAGCTGATGGATATGAACTTTTACATGTATACATGAATACAGGTTCTTTTCCATTTACCCCAGCTAAACCTAAAGCATGTCAAAATGGTATATGGTTAGAAATAGTAAAAGGAACTGGTGGAGTTACAATAGATATTGAGCCCTAAAAAGGAGATGATATTATGCCCCTTAAAGGTGGGAGTAGTCAAAGTACTATATCAAGTAATATACAACATTGCATGTCTAAGTACCATGATACTGGAAAGGTTAGTGGTAATTCTGTGGCGAGTGAGGCAAAAGCCAGACAGATATGTGCGGCAATGGCATATTCAAGTGCTAAGAAGTCATCTACACATAAGTCATTACTTAATAAATTGAAGGAGAAGTAATGTCTAAAACAAAAGAAGAACAGTTAGTTGATTGGAAGCAAAAAATAAAACTAGGCATACTTTATCAATCTCACTATGGTCATACTTCTAAGTGGCCTCTCTTCGAACGTTACTTTGAAGGTGACTGGGGTGAGGGTATATTACCTGTAAACTTAATATTTGCTTTTGGTAAGTCTTTGTTACCTAATGTGTATAATCGTAATCCACATGCTATCTTATCCCCAATGGGTCCAGGTAAAATGCTACAAACAAAGGCAACAGAGCGTGTGCTTAATTATCTTATATATGAGACTAATGTAAAAAAACAAATTAAACGAATGTGTCAAGATGGTTATATATATGGTACAGCCATTGGTAAATGTGGATATGATAGTGAATACGGTTATGCATCTGATAAGTCTGTGTCCATGATACCTGGTGAAGGAACATTAACTGGGTTTGGCACGGATGAAGAAAACATAGAATATAGAATAGATGTTAAACCTGGAATGCCATGGTTTCTACGTGATAAGCCAGCTAATTTTATTTTACCTTATGGTTATCTTGATATAGAAGCTTCACCTTGGTGTGCTACACGAGTTATGAGACCATTAGAAGATGTGCTAGCTGATACAAAATATAGTAATAAAGGCAGTTTAAAAGGTGGTAGGACATTTACTGATAGGAACATAAAAGCTACTATGCAGACTGATACTGAAGGTGCTGTTAAAGATAGAATGTTTGAAACGCTTTGTGAAAAAGAAGACTGGGTAGAGGTATGGGAAATAAGGGACTTTAGAACACGTAAAGTATATGCAGTCTCTATGGACCATGATAAGTTTCTAAGAGAAGATGTAGATGACTTACAAATAGAAGGATTACCGTTCTTACCATTAATATTTAATGACTCCGGTTTTGGTTTTTGGGGAATATCTGATTGCCAGATAATAGAACCACAACAGTTAGAATTAAATGAAATAAGAACACAGGCACAAGCTCATAGACGTGTAGCATTGCTTAAGGCAATGGTAGCACGAAATGCCATGACTCCAGCAGAGAAAGAGAAGTTTTTAAGTGGTGAAGTGTTTCCGTATATTGAAGTAGATATCCCACCAGGAAGTTCAATTACTGATGTTGTGACATTAATGCAACCACATGTGCCCCCAGATTTTGTATCATTAACTGCGCAGATAATGGAAGATGTAATGCAGATGTTAGGTTCTTCTCGTAATCAAAGAGGAGACTATAATACAGGAAGACGGACTGCAACTGAAGCTAATATAGTACAAATGGCAGCACAGATAAGACTTAATGAAAGAAGAGATTCAACTGCAGATTTATTCACTAACATATGTCGTAAATATTTGCAGTATATATTTACTTTCTGGAGAGACAAGTCTCAAGTTATTGATATCATAGGGCAAGATGGTGCAAGATATTGGATTGAGTATACTGGTGCGGCAATTAAAGGAGAATATAATATAAAAGTTAATCCTGATGACTCTCTTCCAGTTACGTTTGAAACAAGGCGTCAAGAGGCAAGAGAGTTATACACATTGACTGCACAAGACCCTACTGTTAATAGAGTAGAGATGGCACGTCAGTTACTTGACCAGTATGATTGGATTGAGACTGATTTATTATTAGCACCTCGACCTGGTTGGGGCAATAATCCCGAACAAGCAGTTCCTATTAACGCATTACAGAGAATGCTACAACAACAGGGAGGACAGCAAGGTGCCTAATTATGATGTTAAGTGTAAGAAATGTGGTAAAGAGTTTGTTGCATTCTCATCTATAAATGATAGGCATAAAATAAAATGTGAGTGCGGGGGTGATACGAATGTAATAATAAAGCCTCAAAGGCATCCAGGCATTCAGGTGTGGGTACCGTATTGGGAAGAGAATATATGTCATCAACCAGTGTTAGTTGAAAGTAAACAACATTTAAAAAAGTTGTGCAAAGAACATGATGTTGTTGCACATAGATTGGATTAAAAGAAAGGAGAAATTATGGAGATAATTAGAACAAACATCCCTGTAAAGGATGTAGCAAAAGTAATGAAAGAAGTAGGATATAATGTGGCTACTCCTAACAAAAGTTCAGCTATTGCAGAACAGTTAGCTGAGGCAAATGCAAGACCACAGAAGAGTATGGGTGATGTTATTAATAGAGCAATGGAAAAGGTAACTTTACGTAAAACTGGTGCTGTTGCAGTTCCAATATCATTACCGAAAACAGAAGCACCAAAGCCTATTGCAAATCCTATTGCAAAGCCTGTTATAAAGGTTGTAGAGAAACCAAAAGAGTTACTTAAAACGGATGGTAAAGAAGAGAGAAAGACTGTTACCATTGACATGACTACTATTAATACTGCAGTTAGTTTTACTGGCAAAGGATGGACAGTGAAGAATATTAGAATGGCATATAATAGCCTAGTAAAGGCATTTAGAATTAAGATACGAGAAGAGTATCGAAAGGGGACTAAATAAAATGACTGAAGAGAGTGTGAAAGCACAGGAAGGTGCAGGCAAAGAAGGCGATAAGAGTAAGGTGTCTGGCGATTTAGACAAATTTGCATCTAAAGAAGAATTAGCGGCATTGTTGAAAAGTGTAGAGGAACAAGGGAGGAAAACTGAGCAAATGTTTGGGTTAATTACTTCTCCTGAGTTTATGGGTAGGAATGCTCCTCCAGCACCAACTACTGTAAAAGTTGAGGAAAAAGGGCTTGCACCAGAAGAAGTAGATGAGTTAAAGCCTCATCAATTATTACAACATGCATTAAAAGAAGTGAGTAAAATGTTGGAGAAGAATAACGCAATGGTAGAGGAGAACCTTAAGAATGTAGCTGCGTCTATTAAACAAGTATCAGATGCAGAAGCGGACAAAGATGCAACAAGACAGATTACGCAGGTTAAATCAGATTATGGTGAGGATGAATTTGAGAAGTTTAGACCTGCTATGGTTAAAATTGTTGCTGAGACTCCTGGTATAACTGCAGATCGTGCATTCTTAATTGCTAGAGGAGAAGCAGACCCTGTAAAGAAAAAGGCAGTTCCTAAAGGAACTCCTACGGAGAAGCCTGGTCAATTAGCTGAGTTTACCGACACTAACCTCAAACCTAGTGATGCTGCTGAGAAAGCCTATAAAAAGGCTTTTGGAAATGACGACAATCCGATATAAATAAAAGGAGTTGAGGTAAATGACGGATTATACTAGAACTGGTGACAATATTGTCACAGCTCTTGACGATATGTATACTACTACATGGCACTTACAGAGAACAGTTGCAATTGACCAGATACTAACTAAAAATGCCTTCTGGCTATGGTTAACTAAAGGTAAAGGGAAAGTTAGACATGAAGAAGGTGGAAAGTTTATTGTCCTTCCATTAAAGTATGGAAGAAACAGCACATTTAAGATGATGAGTCTTGGTGGAACAATAAGCTTAGTTAGAGATGAGAAATTGACTGACGCTATCTTTGACTGGAAGTATGCCGCTGTTTCAGTAGTCAGGTACTGGACTGAGACACTTAAAAACAGAGGGAAAGCAAAGATTATAGACATAATGAATACTGAGTTAGAGGCCGCTAAAGATGAGATGGCTATGCAATTTGAAGAGCAATTGTTTGGTGACGGTACTGGTGAAGGTGGACTTGACATTGATGGATTAGATAACATGGTGGTTGCGGCTGCGTCTGGAAGCAGAGGTACTTTTGGTACTATTAACTCTGCATCCAAGTCCTGGTGGGAGAATCAAGCATATGATATGGACGGAGAACCTGCTGAAGCATGGTTAGATAAACGTGTTAGAACACAGCTAAATAACTGTGCGTTAGGTCAAGGTACAGAAGAGCCAGACATCATGGTAACTACACAAGACATCTATGAACTGGTTGAGGACAACACATTAGAACAACACTATATTACTAATCAAACATTAGGAGATGCCCAGTTTAAGCAAGGTATTATGTTTAAAGGAAGACCACTAATCTGGTCAGCTGCTTGTGGGGCTAAGAAACTATATACTCTTAATACAAAGTATATAGAGTTAATAATCGACCCTGCAGCTAACTTTACTATGACAAACTGGAAAGATATTCCTAATCAAGTCAATGACAGATGTGCACAGATTGCTGTTGCTCTTAATTTCATATGTAGTAATAGAAATCGTCAGGGAGTAATATATAATATAGAAGCTTAATCCTGAGTTCCAAGCCAATGGAGCTGTAGAGATTAGACAAAAATCAAAAGGAGATAGATTAAATGGGTAATGTAGTAATAGGTGCTAATGGCATAGCCATTAGACAAGGTATTTACGAGGAAAGTTCTGTTCAAAAAACAGACTTAGGTAGATTTATTGATTTTGAAGATGGGAGAAGATTCAGGTATTGTAAGAATGGTACTGTAGCGCTAACTATAGGCGTTATGACTATGGCTCCTGCCATAGTGGGTAATCATAAGGACGTAGTTCAAACAGCTTATGGTTTGTCCATAGGACAAAAAGTAGTTAATGTTTTGCTAACAACTACTGCACCTACTGCAGGTCAGTATAATGATGGATTTTTATTATGTGGTAAAGGCACAGGTTTGGGGCAACTGTATAGAATTAAAAAACATACACTTGATATTAGTCCATGTGTTATTACATTATATGACCCAATTATTGCTGCTGTTCCTGCAGCTTCTGAACTTACTATTACACCAAACAAACGTAATGGAGTTCTTGTGGCTGCTACAACTCCTTATGGTACTCCTACTGGTATTCCTTTAATAGGAGTGACCGCGAGTTATTACTTCTGGGCACAGACAAGAGGGTATGCTCCATTCTTATCTGATTCTACTATCACAACTGCGTTTGTAATTGGAGAACCTATAGGTGATGGTGAGACTAAGACAGTTGCTGGAAGTATGGACGGGCTAGAAAATCAGAACAATGCTGTGTATGGTATATGTGTTCAAATACCTGAAGTGAGTGAGTACGGTATAATAGATTTACAACTAGAGTAAGGTAGTTACACGGTGGGGGAGAGCTTATGACTCTCCCTCTCATTCTACCAAAGCATTATCAATTTCAAAATTTGAAGATGATAATGTAAATAAAACAAAAAGGAGATGATTTAATTGACTGTTAGATTAAAATACATGCAAAATGCCGTTGATGGTGGTGGCACATTAGCTAGGGGAGAACTTGCACATGTAGGTATTTATGACTTATTAGGTGGCAACTCTGGTCATAGAATTTGGGAAGCTGGTACTACTCAAAAGTATACTTTAGGTGCTAGAATAGTTTACCCAGATGGTAGAGTATTTAAGTACGCAAAAGCTGGTGGCACATTAATATCAGGACAAGGATGTAAAGCATATCACGAACAACATATTTCCTATGCTGTATTACCTGCTGCTGCTGCCGCTGGTGCTACAACTATGAGTGTTACTGTAGGCGCACATGATGGGTCTATTGCTACTCATGATGGAACTTTAGTTGCTAATGAGTTGGCTGGTGGATATATACTAATTTTTCATAAAGCTACCACAAATAAGGTTACTCTTAGAAGAATACTTACTAATACTGCAGTAGCATCTGGTGGTGGGACAACAGTAATAACAATTGATGACCCATTACCTGAAGCAGTAGCAGTTACTGACGCTTGTGAATGTATGGCTAGCCCGTATTTAGACGTAGTGGCTGCTAATAATGAGAATACTTGTGTAGTGGGCGTTCCTACAATGGCTGCAACAGTAGGGCAATATCTATGGATACAAACTTGGGGCATTTGTTGGATGGCTCCTCATGCAGAAGTAGGTACTGGCATCAATGTTCATGAAGCATTCTTTAATAGTGATGGTTCTCTTGGAGTACATGGTGACGGTGCTAGTTTACAACATGCTGGTTTTGTATTAGCAAGAGCTCGTGGAGGAACACAAGGACTTCCATTTGTAATGTTACAAATTAGTATCTAATTAAATTGGGGGCATACAACGCCCCCATTTTAAGTAAGGAGTATTAAATGGCTCTTAATCAAACTACTTTAATATCTGAAGTTGCTAGTCAGATGGTTCGTGATGATTTAGCCGCAAGAATAGCAATTTGGCTCAACTGGGGACTCACACGAATAGATAGATTTGCTGATTTAAAAGGTCTTGGTAAGCATGTAAAGGCTGCTTGTGTCGTGGGTCAAACCGAATATGCGTTTCCCACAGATTTAAAATATGTGCGAACATTTAGACTAATTGACCACACTATAACTACGTTTGCTACGACTGATGTTAATCTAACTACTAATGTAATTACAGTAGATGAAGATATAGCAACAGGAACAAAATTAATATTCTTAAATTCTGACCCTCCTGCGACTCTTGTTACTGGCACTACATATTATGCTATTAATGTGTCATCTACTTCTATTAAGGTCGCAACAACTAGTGCTCTTGCAACTGCTGGTACTGCAATAGATTTAACAGATGAAGGTAGTGGCACACATGTTATGGAGATATTTGATGGAGAAAGTAGTAATATACTTACATATATGCCTGAGAAGGAATTTGACACATATGCGCCAGATGCATCACTATTATCTTCAGGTAAAGCAGACCATTATATAGATAAAGGTGATATATTTGAGTTAACAAGTCCTCCAGATTCTAGACTTACCATGGACATAAGATATGTAAAGTGGCAAGATGAATTAGGTACTGGTGAAACACCTGAAGTATCTTATATAGATGACTTAATAGTTGCAGCAACTGTTGTAGAAGGCTGGCATGCTCTTGGTGAACTAAAATTGAGAGATGCCGCACATGAATACTTTTTAAGTCTTTTAGCATCACATAGAGCTGTAGATAAACTAAGACCTGATTATGCACCAGTAGGAAAAGGATATAGTTCTCAAGGTGCCAGGAACTGGAATATGCAAGCAGAGTCTTATAAGTATCCATTTATAAAGAGGTAAAAAATGAGTTATTATGCAGTCAGTAAACCAAGTACAGCGTATTATGTAACATCTATTTTTGGTATAAAGACATGGAAGAAGTTGTCTGATCAAGGGATACGGTTGTGGTCAGCTTTAAAGGCATTAAATTTAATTACATGGAAAAAGTTGGCTGATGCAAAAAACGTTACAATGTACTACATGCCTTCTGATGTTACTACAACTTACTATGAGGTAACATAATGAAATACTCTACAAATTTACTTTTAAAAGAACCTGAGTGGACAGATGCAACTGATATACTTGAGAACTTAATATATAATTGGGACATATTAGATGCCGCTGTTCATGTACTAAACATTAAAGGTATATGGAAAGAAAGATTTGTTGATGTAGCAGCTGCGTCTGCGACTGCAGTACATGCAGCCATTACAGGTAATAGTGCTACACAAAACATAACAACTAGTATTACAAATCCTGATGATGCAAGGAATGTCACAATTACCATCACAAATAATGCTGCCCCGTCAGGTAATGTGGTTATTACTGGTCTTGTTAGAGGTGAGTCTACAACTGAGACGTTAGTTATAGTTGCAGGAACTACTGTTAAAGGTAACAAAGCTTTTGATACCGTTACCAATATACAAATACCTGCAGGTGTAACTGCAGCTGACACAGTATCCGTTGGAATTGGAGACAAGTTTGGTCTTTTACATGAGATAGATGCCATAGTTCAGGTCTACAAGATAACAGTAAACGCTGTAGAGGTTACAACTACTTACGCTGCTTTAGTTAATGCAACTTATGGTACTATAGATTTTTCGACTGTAGGAGTTTATCAAGATATGTGCGTATGGTATTATCAATTAAGTTAAGAAAGGAGATAACATGAAAAAGTTTTTAGTTCTTTCATTAATTTTATGCTTAGCATTATTCTCTGTATGGGCACAGGATGAAAAGCCTGTAGAGCCTGTCGTGCCTGTTACTAAACAGGTTACACGATTAGATGTTACTATAATAGATGACATAAATGGTAATAGCATAAAATTAGATAATTCCATTGTACAGGTAATGGGAGAGTTGCATGTGTGTGAAGACTCATTCAACTATTCTAACACCTTTACAGATGGACATACATATGATATGGTTATCTGGGTAAGGCTTAAGAAGTAATTATGCAAGAGAGGAGGTGAAAAACTATGAAGAAATTAATTGTATTTTTGTTAATATCTCTTGTGATTATGCTTACACCTTTAAATGTCTTTGCTGTAATTGCTCCTGCAAATGTAGGTCCAACTACTAACTTTCTTGGTGATGTAGGAGTTCCAACTGGACTTGGATATTATATAAATGACACTTTAGTTTTGGCTGCAGATTCTCTTACTTTTAGTGGGACGGGTACGTTAAATGGACTTGATGCAGTGGATGCAACTGGTGAAGACACAATAGAAGCTCTTATTTTTGATGCTGATGCAGAAAGTATTTCAGGAACTTGGGAAGTGCAGGATGATGTTGATTTAGCTTTTGGTAATGATGCTAATTGGTTAATACAATATGATGAGGCTGTAGATGACCAATTAATATTTATTACTGCTGGAACTGCTGCTGCCGCTGTTACCGACCCCTTATTTGAAATTATAGTAGGTACTACTCCTACTTCTAATCAAGAAGTATTTGGAGTGGCTAAAGGGACTCAAGCGTCGAATACATCGTTGTTTAGCGTTGACGAAGATGGAGACGTTTTAATCCCCGGAACTTTAGGAGTAACTGGAGTAGTTACTTTGACTACTGCTCTTGGTGCAGATCAGGGTGGTACTGGTGTGGCAAATGGTGCTGGAGAAACTATTACTATGGTGGGTGATGATGCTATCGAATTTACTACTACTGGAGCAACTACAGTAACTCTACCAACAACTGGAACATTAGCTACTACTGCTGATATTGCTGCTGCTGGAAACCATATCGACCATTTTATGGACGTAGATGCAGCCGATCCTGATTACGTACACGTGGCAATAGTTGGATCTGGTGCAAGTCAAGATGTTACTACCGGAATTACTAACCCAGACTTTGGTAGAAATATTACTGTTACTTCTACTGCTGGTTCTGTTGGAGTGGTTACTATAACTGGAACGACTGCTCTTGGGGCACTCGCTCAGACCGATGCAATAACTATAGTTGATGGTAGTATTGCTTATGGCGTTAAGGCGTTTGTAACCGTTACAAAGATTAATACATCCGCTGCCTTTATTAGTCCAGAAGAAGTTACTATCGGTATAGGTGATGTAATCGGATTAAGCAACGGAATTAGTGAAGAAGCTGATATATACAACAAGGTCGTTGATGGTGTAAATGAATTTGATGAAATAAGTACAAAAGGAAATGCTACTAACGAAACTCTGGATTGTGCAACTATTGTGCAAAATGAAGATATTACGATTTATTATCATCCGTAAAACTAATTATTGAGGGGGCAGGTAAAACTGCCCCCTTGATGATTTTAAAGTAGGTGAATGTATGAGGATAAAAAGAATAATCTTAACTATTATAATATGTCTATTACTATTGCCGTTAAATGTTTTTGCAGTAGATTATGCCAAAGTGGGAGCAAGTGGAGATTTTAATGGCAATATAAATATACCAAGTGGCAGTGCTTATTATATCAATGGAGTAGCAGTCAAATTGTCTAATTTTGCCGCCACTACTTCTGCCGAACTGGCAGGGGTGATAAGTGATGAAACGGGAACGGATAAATTAGTGTATAATACTTCACCTGTTTTAGTTACCCCGACTTTGGGTGCGGCAAGTGCTACTTCCATTGACCTTACAGGTGGTCAAATTGCTTTCCCTGCTTCTCAATCCGCCAGTGCGGGTGCTAATACTTTAGATGATTATGAAGAAGGAACGTGGACAATAGGTGTATCTTTTGGAGGAGGAACAACGGGAATAACCTATGATGCTTCTTATGTTTCGGGAATATATACAAAAATAGGACGTTTAGTTAGTGTCACCGGGCATTTAGTATTAACAAGTAAAGGGTCATCTACGGGAACAGCGCAAATAACAGGCTTACCATTTACAAATGATACAGCTAATGGAGCTGATGCAGTGTGTACAGTAAAGCCAGATTATATAACATTTGCAAATATGATAATAGGATATATCCCTGCAAACACATCTAGTATACAATTATGGGAATGTACAGAAGCAGGGGCAGCGACACAGTTAACAAATGCAGATTTTGCTAATAATAGTCAACTTATAGTTAGCATGATATATCAAGCACAATAAGGAGACAATATAATGCCTGAAGAAACTACGAAAGAAATGAAGGAGATGATGATATGGAAGAAATACTATATAAATGGATACCAAGCGTAGGTTTTCCTATAGCAATAGCTATATACTTACTGATTAGAATAGAACCTAAATTAACTATGCTTTCTGATGTCGTTAAACAATTAATTTCTGTGGTGGATACAAATACGGCAAATACTACTGAAATGATAGCCATAGTAAGAGCAGATACCGAGAATACTAAGGATGTGAAAATTGCTATTACAAATTTTACTTTAGGAATAAATGACTTAAAGAATGAAATCTCTAAACTGAATAATAAGAGATAACTATGTCTTTATATGTAACTAAAAATTTTAAATACGCAGAAATTCGATGCCCTTGTTGTGGTAAAGATAGGCCAGTTGAGGGACACTCTATATATCTATTACAAAATCTTAGGGATTATATTAATCAGCCAATTTGCATATCTAAAGGCGGGGGTATAAGGTGCCTTGCATATAATAAATCTATAAATGGGTATTGGAATTCAGCTCATTTATTTGGGAAAGCATGGGATATATCTTCTTATGGTATAAGTCTAATTCAACTTGCAAAGTTCGCTAAAGAAGTAGGTTTTAGTAGGATAGGAATATACCCTAACGATGGGCACATTCACATTGATACTTTTAGGCCCACTCCAAGTAAGGCTTGGGTAAAATTTAAAGGAAGGGATTACATGTACTTTAATAAACTGGAAGAGGCAATGCAATATGTGGCATTATTCATGGTTTAGAATATTAATTTTAATCTTATGTTTAATACTTGCATTTTTAGTTGGAGTCTCTATAAAGGGTACTGGTTCTTTGTTAAGTAATAAAAATAAAAGAGAAAGGAGATGATAAAAATGGCAGCAATTATATTCGCTTTTGTATACAAGTACTTCTTTGCTATAATACTTACTTACGTTGTAGGTATGTTTAGCAAGGCCCTGGTAAAAAAATTCGGTGCTGATAGAGCGACTGCAATAAAGGAAACTATTCTATCAGCCATGTTATGGGCAGAGCAAGAATTTGGAATAGGGCATGGTAATCAGAAATGGGAAGCAGCTTATAAGAAAATTATAGAGTTACTACAGGCTCAAGGGATTACCTTAACAACCGAAGAACTTCCTATCGTAAAGACCTTAATGAAATCTAATATACCAGGCATTAATGCTAAAACTTATAGTGCTGTACCGAAAGAAGTATTACAAGTTAGAGAAATAAAAGGTCTATCCCCAGAAGCTAAATTGCTCGTTGAAGAATTAAAAGAGAAACATAGATAGTTTTAAAAAGGAGTTAATGTAGATGGCTGGTAAAGAAGATACTAAAATAGAAACATCCCCGATTTATGCCCCAACTCTCGGCATAATAGGAAACATTCCGTCTACTATGCTTGACCCACGGGCCTGCATTAATTGTAACAATGTAAGATTTAAAGATGGAGTAGTAAGTAAAAGAACAGGATATGCAACATATGGAACAGGTACACCAGACGGTGTACCTTTGATGTTATTTCGCTATCAAATGTGGGACTTAACTGAATATGAAATATTAGTAACTACTACTGGTGTGTATTATAATAATGCAGGCGCGTGGACACTTATTACAGGAGCAGGTAGCTTAAATGGAACGGTTGACATAAGGGCAAGTTTGGCATATATTCAAAACTATCTTGTGTTTACTAATGGAGTTGATGCACCATCTAAATGTCTTGGAGTTACATGGAGTGCATTGTCTGATGGAAAAACAATTAACTGGGCTACATATAGACCTAAAATATTTGTGCCTTATAAAGACAGGTTAATAGGGTTTAATGATAACACGAGTGGTGCACAAACTGCTATTAGGCAAATATATTCTGTATTAGGTGATTTTGATAACGTAAATGACACAGGCGCTGGCCATAATGACTTTGTACAGGGGATGGGTGCACAAATTATGGGCGCTGCCCCATTAAAAGATTATATTGCTGTGTATAAAGATTATAGTTGTTGCTTGTTAGACTATATAGGAGGGTCAAGTTTATATGGTTTCTATCCTCATATACAAGGAATAGGGTTAGCGGCACCAGATGCAATTGCTAATTTAGGAACATCTCACTTAATCTTAGGAACGGATTTAAACATACATGAGTGGAATGGTGGATGGGAGCTTAATCATATTGGAGACCCTATCAAGAAACTGTTACAAGCGGAAGTTAATAAGAGTAAGATTAAGAGAAGCTTTGCAGTAGTTAATTTGGCAGAGAGAGAAGCAATTTTCTTCTTGCCTATAGGCACTGATGATTATCCTACAAGAATGTGGATATATAACATAGATGACCATAGTTGGGCTAAAGGAACAATTGCGTCAGTGTCAGGCGGTGGGGGTGTATCTAAAGCAAACGTAGAAAGGGCACTTATAGGGTTGTCTGCATCTGGTGCAAGTTGTATTAAACACTATGATTACTCTTCTCTTAATGATGGTGATGCTGCAATTAGTGCTTATTATGAGAGTGGGGATTTTGTTTTAAGTAAAGAACAATATATGACTTTACAGAGAAGGTATTATGGAGTGTCGTTAGACCTTAAAGGATATTCTACGTCATCTAAACTATCACTACAACACTCTTCTGATGAAGGGGTTACGTATAGTGATGCAGTAGAAAAAACTTTGACTGCGGCTTATGATTGGTATATATGGAACTTTTTAAAAACAAGTAGAAAGTTAAGATTTAAGTTTTCTGATGCAACTATAAGTCAGAGTTTTAGTATGAGATTTTATGGACTTATGCAAAAAGAAGGGGAAAGAGCTTGAGTGGAATTGATTATACTTTGAGGGAGAAGAAGTAATTGACTGCAAAAGTTAATCTTATTATGGCTAATAATGCTACTGGATATATTATAACTAAGAACGGTTTAAGTGGTAGTAATTTAAGTCAGATAGCATCTCCTTACGGAAAACCTACTGGACTTGCTTTTGACCGCAATACGGGGCAATTAATAAGTGGTTACGCGGGTGGGACAACTATTAGCGGTAAGGTTATTGTGCATGTGGGGGTCACAGCGGAAATTGCCAGCGAATTCGTAATTCCGTCTGTAAATGGAGACCCCACTAAAATTACGAGACCTTATGGAATAGCTTTTGACGGAACAAATATAATAGTTTCTGTATATGACCAAGACCCTGCCCCATATGCTAATTATCATATAGTCGTATTATCAGGTAAGACCGCAACTGTAGTTGATAGGATAGTTACTCCATCTATTCAGGCGGATGGGATGTCTTGGGACGGGGAAAATTTAATATATGCCGACCATTATGAGAATAAGATATATGTATTAGAAGGAAAAACAGGCGTTGTAAAGTATTCTTTTGACTCCCCTTCTTGGGGTGCCTTTGAAGAATGTTGGGGCGTAGCTTGGGATGGAATTACACTTGCAGTTATAGATAAAGGGCAGGACGTATGGGTACGATGTAAATACCCAACTGGCATCTACATAAATGGATATACCTCTTCTACATATGTCCTTGGTTGCTGTGTTGACGGTTTAATCGTTGTACCTACAGTCCTGTCAGTAGTGGCATCAAGTATCTCAACAGGTAGAGCAACTCTTAATGGAAACATAACAGATAAAGGAGGAGAAACTCTAAACTTACTCAGGGAATTTGAATACTACAAGGACGGAGACCCTAGTAACGTTATTACTGTGTCCGCAACGGCTGGAGGAGTAGGGGCATATTCAAAGTTAGTGACAGGCTTACTTTCTAATACTAAATACTTCTTTAGAGCTAAGACTTACCTATATACAGTTCCAGCGTATGGAGAGTGGTTAGAGTTTACAACACTTCCCATAAATAGTGTAACAACTCAGGCAGCCACAGAAAAAGCTTACAAATGTGCGATGGGTAATGGGACTATTGTAACAGGAACTGGCATAACTGAAAGAGGGTTTGAAGTTGAATTATCTTTTTCAGGAACATTAAATAATTATATAAATCATAGTATTGCAGGATTTATAGGGGATGTAACATGGGACATTGTAAATAAATGGCACGGAACTTTAGTAAAGACTGAGAGCGAGACAGGAAGCTTTGGGGCAGGCGCATTTGAATTGGTACTGGGCTACCCATCTGTATTAGGTAACCCGAGTTATGTATTTAGTGATAAACTATTTGAATGTGAAAGCTATACTTATAGAGCTTATATGGTGGCTGGTGGTGTAACTTACTATGGAGATTATGTAGCCTTTACAACATTGTGCTATCCTAAAGGGCATTTAGAGGATGACCAACTTCCAATAGAAGATATAATTCCTCCATTGCCTCCTATTGAATTCCCTCCTATTGAATTCCCTCCTATTGAATTCCCTCCATTTGAGTGGCCTGAATTCGAGTGGCCTGAATTCGAGTGGCCTGAGTTTGATTACCCTGACATTCCACCATATAACGGCTCTTGGTTAGGGGCGTTTTATTATAGAAAAGCCTTTGGCAAAAAGGACTTAGATGAATTAAGGAAGAAGTGTAGAATATTTTTAGATAATAGCGTAGAATATGCACTTGTATTAAACCATAATATGCAGGTGCTTAAACAGTTTTTAAATGATATGCATGATTATATGACAGATATAGATGAGTATAATACATTCAAGCCTATAATACCTACACAATGGGTGAATGAACTTGCACATAAACCTTTAGACATAAAGGATTTCAAAGTCATTATAAATAATTTTATATCTAATAGTATAGATAATGCATCCAACGTTAACCATAATTTTAGACTTATCAGAGATGGGCTAAGTGATGTTATGTCAGGTGAGGACATAGGCATGGAAATTAATTCAATTGAGTTAAGGACAAAGACAGTAGAAGATGATAGCCCTGATGTAGAGAGACTAAAGAAGGTTGTAGATGCATTAAGTAGTGAATTAGAAGGTAATTATGAAACGATAAATCATAATTTACATGTAATAAGAGCAACTTTAATTTAAGGAGGGATGTAATATGGCACAATATGCACCAAGCTTTGGTTCAGGGGCAAATCTCCCTGGAATAACAACATTTGAAAGTTTAACTCCACCTCAGGAACAGATAAATGCTGCATTAGTAAAAGCGTTACAGGACTTATTTGCAGGTACTGTTGCAGGTGGAGCAGGAGGGTTTAAAGCATCTTATGCTGAACCTTTTAGCCCTTATGGAGGAGCTGTTGGGGGTGCTTTACAGAGTGCTTTACTAACAGCACTGAGT